ACCAATTAAAAGAAATGGCGCAGCAGCTGCAGCAATCGGAGCCAATGGCGCAAGGATAGCACTAAAGAATCCCATTATACTTGGTATAAAAGTTCCCATCATAAAAATTCTGAAAGCTTGAATTCCTTTGAGTACTACATTAATCGCTTTGAATATTCCACCAAAAGCTCTAATAATTTTACCGCCAAAGAATATACCAATTGTCCCAATGATTACAGATACTGATCCAATATTATCTCCTAATAATCCTAATGCTCCAGAAATATCACCTTCAAAGATCATTTTAATCGAATCAACAATAGCAAATACACCGTCAATTGCAGCACTTACACCAGCAAATAAAGTTTCAGGATCAGTAAATAACAATGCTGCAGCAGTAATACCAGCTAATAGTCCAGCAGATGGTTTAAGATTATCTACAAATTTATCGTATGAAGCAGCTAATCCATCTATACCAGAAACCATTCTGCTTAATAGTTCATTAGCTTCTTCTTGTCTTTTTGCAGATTCTCTAGTTTCTTCTTCTGTGCCAGCTAATTCTTTTAGAGTTTCTAATTGTTCTCTACCTTGCTCCATTTGCTGGGCATCAGCTTCAGGATTATTTAGAACCATAGAGATTTGATTGAAGGTTTCCCTCAATGCAGTAGAATTATCAGTATTGCTCTTCTCAAGAGCAGCAATAGCGTCATCGAGCTTACTTAAATCTTCCATCGATTTTACTTCAGCATTTTGTAATTTAACTTGTGCAGTTAATTTTTCTATTGCTGTAACTGTCTTTTCTTCTGCCATCAGCTATCGCCTTTGATTTTTGATTCTTTCGTTTTCTTGTTCAATATACTGACTTAATAATAAAACATAAATTTCTCTTTCCCACGGCATCATTTGGTCCAATTCGGTCAGAGAGTACTTATGATGTTGCATCAATGCAAAGTTCGTCTTATAATAATTCTCTAACGACTCATGGGAAAGAGCTATTAGAAAAAACTTGTAAGACCCTCCAATACCACATCATTTTTATGTCCACAATTAGTACACTTAACTTCTGTTTCATATTTTAGTTTTGGCATATCTTCAAAATATTCTGATATTGCTTTGAATTGCTGTGAAGTTAATGAATCTAAAAATCCAGTTAAACTTTCAGCTGTTTCATTTTCAGCATCATGAATATCATTTTCATCGTAAATAGATTCAATAGCACTTGCTACTGCAGCCATACTCAATTCGGCATCATTGCCTTTTGTCTTTCCTAGTTGCCTTTGAATTCCTTTTACAGTTGGATATTTTAGTACAACTCCAATTTTATCTGTAAGGGCAACCTTTCCGTCTTTCTTAATTTCACCCTGAACCTGAACATCATCTAAATTAATTTCTAATTCGTTTTTATGCTCGCATTCAGTACACTTAATTCCAACTTTAGATGTTTCACCTACTGACTTAGCTCGTATTTTCAAAAATACATATTCTAAATCAAACATTGCTAAATTGTCTACTTGTACTTTTCCATCTGTACAACCAGCAATAACATCGCGTAAAGCTCGAATCATTTGATTCTGATCTTTTGATTCCATAGCCAACATAAGGATCTTTTCTTCCTTTACGAGGTATGGTCTATATTCAACATTTTCACCAGTACTAGGAACCGTAAGTTCATATTTAGGTGAATCAATTCTTGGTAAAGCCATTATAATCTCCTATAATATAGCAATAATGTTAGCCAAAGAGTCCTTTAATTCCGGACGAAATTCTATTACTTATGGAAGAAATTCCACTATTCAAAACACCAGTAATCGAAGCAATTGGATTATTAATTACACTACCAATTGCACCGGTAATATTACTTGTGATATTATTTATTATGCCTGTTACACCACCAACCGCAGCACCAACAATTGAATTAAATCCGCCAAAGATTTGATTGGCCACTGAATTAATTGCATTTGTAACTGGTCTAGTAATAGATGTAATTGTTTCTTGAATACCGCCAGTAATTGAGTTAGTGATTTGATTAAGTGCTCCATCAAGAGTTCCACGCAATGCATCGCCCAGATCAGCAGCTGTCGTAAATTGTATTTGATTTGGTATATCACCAAAAGGACTAAACGGTATTGAAGATAATCCTGGCGATGGAATAGATAGAGCTGCGTTAAAATCTGCTACTGATGTAACAAATCCAAAATCATGAGTCTTGGTAGTAAAGTTATCATATGTTAAAGTAACAGTCATTTTCATTAATTCATTTTCAGAAGCATTGGATAATTCAATTGCAGCAATATTAATTGGAAATGCATTGGTCAATTTTGTCTCATACATTTTAAGACCATTTAAGTCTAATACAGAAATTGTTAAATCCTGAGCATAATTATCTTTATATCCAACTTTACCTGTTACATCATCTACAACTGCACGCATCCAAGCATCCCATAAATTCTTAATATAAAAATCATTTGTAACAATAAATGTCATTGTTATATCGTCATTAATAAATCCATAAGGTCTTTTAGTAGCTTGTCTTGTGGTGCCATGTTCAAATGTAGAAATAGATCTTCCAGGGAGCTGAACAGATTCACATAAAGCATTAATTACTGCGTTATCGGGAACACCAATATTAGCAGGTCCAGCAAATGATACTGCAAAATAGTTAGTACGAGCTGGTCCTTTACGAGCTCCGAGCTGGGCAGCTAACCCTGATGTTGGATTTTCAAACGCCATATTATCCTCTTATCTTTGCTCTTGAATCTTTCCAGACTGCTGACTTTCCAGATTTTCTAAATTGTTCAGTTGGTAAAAATAAAGCCATTTCCCAAGCCGGAGCTTCTACCATCGCTACTCTACCTTCTATTTGAGAATATAGGTAATGCTTATAGCAGGCTTTGAAAGCTTTCATTTTACTTGCAGATTTAAGCATATCATAAGATAACTTAAATCTTGTTGATTCGTCGTATTTTTTATTATTGGTTATATCAACAAGACTATCAAACAATTTAGCTCTTAAGGCCGGTGGAAGATAATGTAAATTGAGTCCATGAAATCCACCAGGAACTGGTTGAACCATAATTGTTAATGGAAATAAATCATAATATGGTAATGTCTCTTCATGCTTTGGATTGTAAAAGTACATATACATGGATCCTATACGAGCTCGATTTCTAGGCTCAAGCATGGGATCTTTTAATAACTTACGTCTATTAATATTGTTATAGCTTCTAACTTCTTGCCTAAACCACTCACGCGAAGCATCAGTGCGAGGAGTTACTCCAGCACGAAATGCCTTAATTGCTAAGTCCATGAAAAATCCGTCAGTTGCCATATTTTTTACTTCTTAAAACTATAATACTATTTATACTAACTAGTAAGAAGTTTCATGCCTAGAGATTTCAATGTATCTTCTGTCCAGATTTCAAAATGATAACCTCTATCCCTAGCATATTTTTGAGCGGCTTTCCATTTTGCTTCATTTTTTACGTAAGTAAAAACTTCACTCAAATATTTTTTAGTTTGTCTTTGTGGTTTTTTTGGTGGAACAGTTTGTGATTTTGGTTTTATTTCTACTAATACTGTTCTTCCATTACTAAATTTTATTTTCAAATCTATAAAGTATCTATGAGCACGTTTGTCTGTTGGGCAAACATAGGGTACTACCGTTTCTTCTGATGACCATGCAAGGACATCATCTCTTTCTTCGCACCACCTAAAAGCTTGTCTTTCCCACAGGGATCTATAGGTTACCCTTTTAGGATCTCCCATATACTTTTTTGGTTTTTTTATCTTGTATTTGCCCTTATAAGTCTTCGACATTTGCCTTATAAATAATCATAGTTACTCTTTACATATTTATAGGATTCACACATGGCCCTTGTTTATCCAGCCAATTTATACGACTCAGATTCGAATTATATAATTTTTACTGCAAGAGATAAAGATGGAGCTAGTCTATCATCTATTGCATTATATTCTCCTCCTGCTCTTGCTTTTTCTGATGGAGCTGGTTATTCTACTTTTGATATGGGTCCAATAGGTGCAACAATTGTTGCTGGAGTAGAAGGTGGCTTAGGAGCAGATGACTTAAAGAATATGGCAAGTGCTGCTACTGGAAGTACAGAACTAAAAACTATATTGGCGGCAAAAGCATTACAAAATGCCGCAGTAATTCCTGGTGCAGATAGAGCAGCAGATTCATATCAACAATCTAAATCAATTGCTATGAATCCCAATACTGTTACGGCTTTCTCTAATATGAATATTAGATCTTATGTTTTTAATTTTAAGTTAGTAGCAGAGAATCAAAATGAGTCAATACAAATTAAAGGTATACAAAACGCGTTTCGCGAATTTATGTATGCAGATACAGATGGCGCGCAAGGTTACATTCTAAAATATCCTGCTAAATGGGATATATCATTTAAGCGCGGTGGTACCTCTGATGATAACCCATTCCTTCCTAGAATTTTTGAAAGTTATCTAACTAACTTACAAACTACTATGAATTCATCTTCCCATTTAACCCATGCTGATGGATCTCCTACTGAAGTAGATTTATCAATTACTTTCCAAGAAACAAGAGTGCTTACTCAGAACGATATTAGAGGATTGTTATAATGAGTAATTTTTTCAAAAACTTTCCTATTACAGCTTATGAGTTTAAGTCAAATAATTCAAAGCAAATTATTGTTGATATATTCAGACATATTAAAACTGATATAAAAATAGATGATGCTGCAGCATATAGTTATTACGATATTCAAGATGGTGAAAGACCAGATCAGATTTCAAATACATTATATGAAACTCCACAATATTACTGGACCTTTTTTCTTTTGAATGATCATTTGCGAGATGGGTTACACAATTGGCCGAAAGAATATAATGAACTACAAACATTTCTAGTTGAAAAATATCCTAATAAGGTAATTACTTCTTATTTAGAATCTGGAGCAAATGGAACCAATCATTTTTTACATTCAAAATTTATAGTTGGTGAAACTATTACTGGTGATGTAACAGGACATACCGCTACTATAAAAGAAATAAAAACTTTATTAAATCAGCTTGTAATTGAAAATGCTACTGGAGATTTTACTGGAGATACTACAATTACTGGATCTCAATCAACTCATACTTTAACTAGAGATTCTTCATATGATTTTGTTGTTGAAGACCAAATGAATGCTGTACATAATTATGAAGATGCTTCTGGCCAGGAAATTTCTAGAACATTATTCCAAAAAGGAGAAGTTGGGTTTACTGAAGTAACAAATAGAGAATATGAAGAAAATAGAAACGATACATATTCTAAGATTCGTGTTTTGAAAAGATCTTTGGTACAAGACTTTGCCAGAGCTTATAAGGATTTGATTAATAGATGAAACAGTCTGGTTTACACCTCACAACATCAGCTTCTGCCGGTGATCCATCTGCTTTTCGGATGGAAATTAAAATTAGTAATGTTAATAATGAAACAAAAGACATTACTCAATTAGTTGATACTTTTCGAGTAACCGAATCAATATATCAACAAGCGCTTATTGCAGAAGCAACAATTGCTGATGGAACAAACTTTTTTGAAGATTTTGGAGTCTCAGGTAATGAGCAATTCCACGTTACTCTTATTAAAAAGTTAGATGGATCTTCTGAGCCAGTAGAAATTCGTACAACATTTTATGTAATGGATATTCCTATGTTTGCGCGCCCAAAGCCAGACGCGCAAGCTTATACTATTAGACTCGTTTCTCCATTTGGTCTTATATCGAAAATGAGAAGAGTTGAGCACGTCCACAGAGGAACTGCAGTTGAAATATTAGAAGAATTATACAGACAGTGCGGTATAGAATATAAGAATGTACAATTAAAAGAAACGCAAGATTATCGTGGCAATGGAAATAATGTTTTTCTTTTAGTTAATGACCAAGACTCTTCTCCGCCATTTGTATACATTCCGCCAAAACCAACTTATTCAGATGCAATTGCTCAAATATTATCAAAAGCATCAGCTGCTAATGGTGCACCATATTTTGCATATGAAACCTTTATTGGTGGCCAACATATTTTGAATTCATATAATCAAATGATACTTACTGAAAAGTATGATAGGTATTATCAATCATCTTTTATGAATGCAAAAGCATTAACTGACGAAGCATATGAAGAAAAAAGAAGAAGAATTTTAGAAATTTCTTCTAATCTAGGATTTTCTCCATATAAAGGATTCAAGGATGGTTCTTACGTAACAAGAACTCATGCTATTGATTGGCAAACTAAGTCTTATATTCTTCAAGATTTTAATGCTTTTCGAGATGGAATTGCTATGTTAGATAATGATTTAGTAATGCATCCTAATTTTAGCATTTCTAATTCTATTGATTATACAAATACTGCAGACACGCATGCTTTATATTATTCATTAAATTCTTTAGCTTTTGCTGACAGAGCAGAAGTTGGAATGCATGAGCATATGCAATTTGTTGGAGCTCAACGAAGAGCAATTTTAGCAAATTTGGGTCAAATAACTCATGTAGTAAAATTGAATGGCGATCCAAGTTTAACTCCTGGTAGAACAATTGAATTAGAAATTCCAAAATCAGGAGCGGCTGATACAGAACAACGAGATCCAGATCTTTTATTATCGGGAAGATATTTAATTGTGTCAGCTAATCATATATTTGATAATGACGGATATAGTACTCAATTGAAAGTTGCTAGAGACGGTGTTGATAGAGGCAATTTAGCTGCGAGACCAGTTCAAGGTCAACCGGATCCAGTATATGGTGCTGAAAGTACTTCTGCTCCATTAACTCAACCAAAACAAATTTCTGGAGCTAGTGCAGATGGTCCACCAGCTGGATTGAGAGGTCCGGCTACATCAGTAGCAGCCGATGCTGAGGTTGTTGAAGTTAATGGACCAGTTGATGAAGCAGTAGCAACAGCAACAGCTACATCTGATCAAGCAGCTGGTGATACACAAGTTGCAACTGCAGAAAATGAAGGAAATATTACTTCTGCTTATGGTCCAGCTGGAGCTGCAGCCGGAGATATATTTAATGAAGAAGACCTTGAAGATGAATTGAAGGAGACGGTTACCGATCGATCTTCACAAAGTAATACGGGACCACAATAATGATTAATTACGGCCAATCAGGATTTCGATCTCCAGAATTTGTATGGTTTACTGGAGTTGTTGAAGATAGACATGATCCATTAGTTTTGAATAGAGTAAAAATTAGAGCTTTTGGTTATCATACAGAAGATAAAGCAAAATTACCAACAGAGGCTTTACCTTGGGCCGCCGTTCTTATGCCAACAACTTCTTCTGGTACTTCAGGAGTTGGTGATGGTGTTCATGGTTTAGTTGAAGGTTCATGGGTTATGGGTTTCTTTAGAGATGGACCTGATGCTCAAGATCCAGTTGTTATTGGTACCATTATGGGAAATAATGATAGTGGTGCTGAACCTACAATGGGTTTTAACGATCCTTATGGTGTTTTCCCCAGAGAAGCTGGTAGCGATAGTGGAGCTCGAGCTTTAGGAACAGATGATGAAAGAAAAGCAGCGGTTGGTGTATACGAACCAGAAGATGCTTATAAACCAGAATATCCTTATAATAAAGCAAAGGTTACAGAATCAGGACATATTTTAGAATTTGATGATACGCCCGGCGCAGAAAGAATTAGTATTCAACACCGAGCTGGCGCTTTTATTGAAATGAGACCTGATAATAAAATGAGAACTAGATCTCAAGAACGTTATGATGCTATGACACAATGGATTGTAACTGTTTCTGGAGATTGTTCATTAAATGTCGGAGGCAGTTTATCTGCAACCGTTCAAGGAAATTCAAGAATTGGTGTTGGTGGAAGTGCTAACTTAGATGTAAAAGGAAATTCAATTCAAAGAATTAATGGTTCATCAGTTACTTATACAACTGGTAATACTCAATTACAAACAACCGGTGACATTAATGTAAAAAGTAGTGGTAATTTAAGAATTGACTCAGCAGGATCAATTACTTTACGATCAGATGGTGATGCTTTTCTTATTGGTAAAAATGTTACTATTTCAGCTGAAGAAACATTGTCGCTTCTTGGAAAAGAAATTTTTCAATCAGCTATAGAAACACAATCAATTATTGCTCCAAACTATGCTATAAATGTAGAAGAAACAATATCAATTCAATCAACTAAACTTGAATCAATACATAGTACTGTGGAATTTGATGCCGATGCTCAAATAGATTTAACAGCACCAACATTAAATATTGATTCATCAAGTCAATTTAATGCAAGATCAGCAACAACTAATTTAAGTGCTACTAGTACAATGAACATTGCTGGTGGAACATCTAACATTGGATCTTCGGGTACAACAAATATTAAATCAAGTAGATTGAATTTGAACCCAGGTGGAACAATGTCGACTACTTCAGCTGCAAGTGATGTTAAATCACCAGACCCATTACCTCCAATTGAAACTGCTAAACTTCCTGGAATTGGATTTACAGAAGATGAAGCTTCTCCTTTTGAAGTTTTCATTGAAGAAGCTGATACCGATATTCAATTCCCGTTACCAAGATATTCAGTAATTAAGCCAGATGGAACATCTTCTCCATCACAACAAACTTATGCATTAGCTACAACTGGTAGATATGGAAGAGATAATAGTCAAATATCTGGATATACCGGAGCAAATCTTGGATTAAATGAAACAAGAGGTACTGGTGGTCAAGGTGCAGTTCCATCAACTGGCAAAATAATTTTAGGTGGACCTGGAATTGCTGGTCCTTCAGTTCAATATGTAAATCAATATGCTACTAGAAATAAAGAAGTTTCAAGTCAAATGGAATCAATTCTAAAATCTGCTGCTCAGTCTACTGGACTTGATGTACAAATTTTCTCAGGTGGTATGACCTCAGATCGAAGAACAGGATCAAACCGTCACCTAGATGGTAATGCTGCAGATGTGTGGCTTTATAAAGATGGACAAAGATTATTTAGTACAGATTCAGATTTTCAAGCTTTTGCAAGCGCGGCTAAAAATGCTGGTGCAACCGCTATTGGAGCTGGTGTAGGTTATATGGGTGGAGTTGGTTTGCATATTGACGTTGCAGCAGGAAAATCAATACCGTCAGATTCAGCCACTGTTTGGGGTTCTGGTGGAAGAAGAGCAAATGCTCCTTCTTGGTTAGTACAAGTAATGGAGGGCTAAATGCCGAACATAATAGTTAAAAATTCAACGTCTACTGGTGATCCCTGTGGAGCTCCTCCAAGAACACCTTTGTCAGCAAGTAGTAATGTTTTTGCTGGTGGGCAAGCCGTTGTAAGAAAAGGCGATGCTTATAAACCTCATGCATGCCCTAATGCTCTGCCACATGGGGCTTCGGCTGGTGGCGGATCAAGTAATGTATATGCAAATGGATTGAAAGTTCATATGCAAGGTGATAGTATATCGTGCGGAAGTAAAGCAGCTAATGGCGTTAGTAGCGTAAAAGTCAATTAATTCGATATAAATAATACCATGAGTACAGAAATTCTATCAGATAAAAATGTTGAAACAGCAACTGCAAAAGTAGTTGCTCGTGCTCGGCCGTATACTGATTTGGACTTAAAATTTAAGCCACATCCAAATTTCGGAGATATTGTTCCAACAAAAGATTTAGTTGCTATTAAGAATTCTGTTAAAAATATTATATTAACGGGATATGGAGAAAGACCATTTCAACCTACTTTTGGTTCTCGTATTAATGAATTTATGTTTGAGCAACTAGATCCTATTACTACTTCTTTGTTGAAAGATGAAATACGAGTAGCAATTGAAAGGTTTGAACCTAGAGTTGCAGTACAAGAAATAAAAATACAAGATATGGTAGATTCCAATAGTATTTTTATTTCTGTTAATGTATTAGTTATGAGTAGGCAGGAATTAGTAGACGTTGAATTATTTTTAGAGAGAACGAGATAAATGGCAGAAAAAATTAAAAACGTTACTGAACTTGATTTTGATCAGATTAAAATAAATCTGAAAGCATTTCTAAGTTCTCAAGAGAAATTCAATGATTACGATTTTGATGGTTCAGGATTGAATGTGCTACTTGATGTATTAGCATATAATACTCAATACAATGCGTTGCTAGCTCACATGACAGCTAATGAAGCATTTCTTGATACCGCTCAAATAAGATCAAATGTAGTTTCAAGAGCTAAAGATTTGGGTTATATGCCTAAGTCAAATAAAGCTGCTACAGCTCAACTAAAAGTTACCGTTACTGGAGACGCTGAATCTGCCGCAACTATACAAATAGCAAAAGGCACAGCTTTTCTCGGAGTACTTGGATCTCTCACAAAAACTTTTGTAACTAATAATACATTTGAAGCTTCAAAAAATTCTTCAAATCAATATGTATTTAATAATGTTGAAGTATTTGAAGGAGCACTAAATACTTTAACCTTTAGGGTTGATAATAGAATTGAAAGACAAAAATTCAAAATTGATGATGCTAAAATTGATACCTCTACAATGCTAGTAAGAGTTAGAGAATCTTTAACTTCTACAGAAGCTGAAACTTATAGAACATATACAAATTTAGTAGATATTAAAAGTGATACTCGGGCTTATTTTATAAAAGAAAATTTTGACGGAATATACGAAATTCATTTTGGTGATAATAATATAGGAAAAAGACCTGCCACAGGCGAAATTGTAGAAATTACATATATTACTACAAATGGGGCTGACGGTAATGGTTGTAAAAGTTTTAGTATTAATTCTTCAATTGCTGGACTTTCTCAAATAGCCATTGAAAGAGCTGCAGGTTTTGATAAAACAATTAATGGTACAGATCGCGAAACAATTGAATCAATTAAATTCAATGCTCCTCAACTTTTTGCTGCTCAAAATAGAGCTGTAACTTCAGAAGATTATAAAAGCATATTAAAAGCAAATTATGATTTTATTCAAGATATTTCTGTCTGGGGTGGTGAAGTAAATGATCCACCTTTATATGGAAAAGTTTTTATATCAATAAAACCTAACGATTCAGAGTTTTTAACTACTGCTACTAAAACTTCTATTGAGCAATTTTTGTCCAATAAGAATGTAGGATCAGTTACTGTAGAGCTTGAAGATCCAGACTATACATATGTCACTGGCACAATCGAATTTAAGTACGATCCAAATAATACAAATAGAACTAGAGCTCAATTACAAGCTGCAGTGAAAGATGCAATTGCTCTTTATAATACAAATAAACTTGGTAAATTCGATGGTGTATTGAGATACTCAGATTTCTTAAGAACAATCGATAATGTTGATGAAGCTATATTAAACTCATTTGCAAGATTACAAATGCATAAAAGAATTGTTCCAATTACTGGTGTTGCTTCAAACTATACTATTAATTTTGCTTCGCCTTTATATATTACTGATACAGCAGAAGAAACATTATCTTCTAGTACATTTACTGTGGGAACAACCGAAGTAGTAATTGGAGATACATTAGTTGGAGATGGAACAAATAATCGTACAGTTCAATTAAAAAATGCTTCTACGGGTGATATAGTAAATGCTAATATTGGAATTCTTTATCCAGCAACTGGAGTATTAGAACTTCAAAACTTAAATGTTGCTTCAACTGCAAATATATTAATTTATGCAGATCCAGCATCTTATGATATTGCACCAAGATATAATCAATTAATTGATATTGAATTTAGTGATTCTCCTGGTATTACAGTAACTGGAGAAGAAGATACAATTGCTATGCTTGGAACTTCTGGATCTGTAAATTATAACACATTTAATAGAGATGGCTAATGAGCGACGATAAGTTTAATATAGAAACTAGTCGTATAGAAGGACTAATACCCCAGCAGCTAATTGCTGACTCTGGGCCTTTGATCGAATTCCTAAAAGAATATTATAAGTTTCTTAATCAAAGCACCGGTCCTTCGGGAGTACTAAATGAGTTATTATCAAATAGAGATTTAGATAAAGCTGTAGACTCTTATGTTGAATTGATCAGAAAAGAAATTGGTGATGGATTAGTAAAAGGAATTGTTGCTGATAAAATTAATCTATTTAAGCATGTTTCAGATTTTTATCAAGCTAAAGGTTCCCTAGATTCATTTAGACTTTTATTTAGATTCTTATTTGGTGTTGAAATTGAAATTTCTCTACCTAAAGAAAAAATTCTAGTAGCATCTGATGGTAGATGGAGTCAGCAAAATTCTATCTTTATAAATTTATCTGCTGGTAATGCTTTCAACTTAACTGGTAAAACAGTGACAGTAACTTCTGGCGGAGCGATTGTTAGTTTTGAAGTTAACCGTGTACGAAGAATTGGTGTAACTTCAAACTATGAAGTTTTTATTACTAGAAAATCTCAATCAGCCTCAATTACTCTTGGAACACAAATCACAAAAGATGATTGTACTTTTACAGTCATAAATTCTTTGAACCAGCAAACACTAGTGTATGGTGGATCTGGTTTCCAAGTAGGTCAAATATTTGATTTAGATGATGGTACTACTTCAGGAACAAAAGTAAAAGTAGCAACCGTTGATGGCAATGGTGCAATTACTAAACTAGATTTTTTAGTTTTTGGTGTAGGTTATTCTGCTGATTTCACAGCTAGACTAGTACCAGAATCAGAATTGAATCCTGGAGATCCAGATGTAATAGTAACAACCACAGCAACAGCTGATCAAACAAATCATCCAACTAATGCTATCTTTACTTTCGCTAATGATACATTAGCTCAATATTCTGGTGCATATGTTACTAATAAAGGGTTTTTGTCAGATGATATTTACTTACAAGATAATTTCTTCTATCAACAATATTCGTACGTAATTAAGTCTGGCGAAAGATTTGCTAGTTATGAAAATTTAGTTAGAAAGACAGTTCACCCAGCTGGTATGAAATTATTTGGTGAATTCGAAATTAACAATGAATTTGATCTTGCAAGACAAATTTCTCTATTGGCAAGATTCTACTACGAACGATTCCACGATGTTGTTGAAACAACAGCAACAGATTTTGATTGGGTATTTTATAAGAATTTAGAAGAAACTGTTACACCCGATGATACAGATTTTGATTGGGTATTTTATAAAGCTCTTACAGAGGATATAACAGTAACGTTTACTTTTACAAATGAAGTAAGAAAAGCTTTAGATGAAACTGTTACAACTACTTCTTCTAATTCGTTCCATGTTACAAAGCCCCTGAGCGAGTCTATAAATATAGGGGATAGTGGAAACGTTCAATTAAATCCGTATGCCGTTAACTATTTTGGTGAAGAGTATACTGAAGGAACAACATTATTTACATAAACTTTAGGAGAGAACTAAAATGCAAATGCAAGATTTTTTATCTGCAAAAGGTGAGGTCTTTATTGAAATAAAAGGACCAGATCAGATTATAAAAGAAAAGATTCACATTCCGAATCTTGTAGTTCAAGCTGGTCGAGACTTTATTGCAGAACGATTAATTTCAAATACTGACAACTTTATGACTCACATGGCTGTGGGAACTGATGGCACTACACAAGCGTTATCAGATACAGCGTTGGGATCAGAAGAAGCTCGTCAGGCTTTTGATTCAGCAACAAGAAACGCTAACGTAACAACATTCGTTACAACTTACGCTCCTGGTACAGCGACAGCTGGAATTCAGGAGGCAGGTATCTTTAATGCTGCTTCAGCTGGTACCATGCTTTGTCGTACAGCTTTTCTAGTTGTTAATAAAGCTGCAGCCGATACAATGGTTGTTACTTGGGTAATTACAATTTCATAAATTAAGTAGGATACTATGTCAGCTATCATCAGACCTAATTTACACCATACTATGGCTGAATCGATTTATGAAAAGATTCAGAATAAATCTGCTTTATATTATTACTATCTTGGTAAGACTTTGACATGGGACGATGAAGCAAATCCTCCAGTTCCGCAAAACAATTATTCTTACGAATATGATGCAAGAAATAATTTCATTTCATTAAAACAAATATCATTAAATGATGTAGCATTTATTTCTCGTCGAGTTAACTGGGCTTC